AAATAATAATGAAGATGCTGTATTTGTATCATCAACAACTGTAATATTATATTCGTTTTTAACAACAGCTTCTGAACCAGATACCATTAATATGGATTCTAATCTTTCTTTTCTATCCTCTGCTAACTTTTGTGCAATTGCCTCTATTGATGTGAATGCCATTTTATATTATTTCAAAAGTTAATTTATCGTCAATTATTTTTGTAACACCATCTTTTACCACTTTTAATTTTAATTTATAAACTCTATTAATTGGATATGTTGCCGTATCTAAATAAAAATAATTTGATTTTGAATCACAACTTAATTTTGAATATTCTCCAAAAGGAATAATGATTTCGTTTGTTCTATAATCTTCTATTTGATAATAAGATGATGTTGGTAAATATTTGGATTGGTCGTATTCAAAAGAACCCGTACTAAATGATTTTGATGGGAATAAATCTCTACCCTTAACTCTTATTTTTGTTTTAATATTTTCTGCATATTGTTTTTGTAAATCCGTTACAATAATTTTACTATTTTCTAATGCATCCTCCGATGATGAACCTGTAATTGGTAATAATGAGCCTGTTGTAAATATACTATCATCCCAAACGATTTCCAATTTAGGTTGATATATTGTATTTGTTTCTTTTGAAAAAAACTTTAATAAGCCATAATCTAATTGATTATTTTCAACATCCAATGTATGATGTAAAATAAATCCATTATTTGGTAAACCACCAATCCATAATTTAACAATATCGGTTACATCCATTCTAATATCATCTGGTTCATTACTAAATGATTGTGATGCCATTGAACCCGTATACCAAAATCCACCACCACCATTGTTTATAGAACCAGTTGTTCCTAATACACCACCCTGTGATTGTGTTGAGTAATCGGAATATGATAATTCACCAACCACATTTGTCCATTTATTTATACCATCTTTATAATACCAACTTACACCATCGGTTGTTATATTGTCAAATTTAGTACCAGTACCCATTGACCAACTTGATGATATTGCGTTTGCATGTAAAACATATTCTAATGGAATTTCTTGCGAATTAGCAGATTTGAGATTTAAATAAGCTTTCCACCCACTACCGGTTTCCAATGTAGATATATCAAATTTAATTAAAGTTCTAGCTATATCTTTTGAAGAACCATAATAAAGTTTACCTACTTCTAATATTTCATCTCTACCCGCATTTTGTTCAGGTTGTTGAAGATATATACTCGCATCGTATGTTGATGTATAAAATTTATGCATTATATGGCCCTCCCTTTTATGTCTTTGTTAGGATATTTTACTTCGAAGATGCAAGGGTCTAAGGAAGGGTAGACAATCTTTCCTCTTGTTGCTTCATCTATATTATAATCATTTGGTGCATATGTTCCATCGTTTGCACATAGATTATTTATTTTAACCGATGGTACACTCATTACCCCCTCTACATTTGCAAGTATTAATTCTATTTCCGAAATGTTTATTGGTTTATTAAATGTCCAATTATCTATATTAAAATAATCTTGCATCTCACTTAAACAATTTGCAAGAACTTCTCTTTTATTATAATTTGAATAACAAACTACTTCAAAATCTAAACCAATATTTACAATAAATCCATCAATTAAATTTATAGCATCTGTAATGATTCTATATTCACCTATGTAAGTTTTAAGATTTTGTTTGATTGCTTGATTTAAGTTTGTTAGTTTTTTATTACCATCATATCCCAATACATACATATTGATTGCAAATGGATTGTTTACTTCACTTATTGCAGTTTTCTTTTGAGATAAAAATTTTGTCAATTCTTTTTGTATATCCGATTTGTTTAAATTTTTGATTGAATCTACTAAATTTGTAAATTCGGATAAGGTATTTGGATTAGCCAAAATTGATGCAGGTGAATTATTGTCAATTTCTCCATCTTGTGAAACATGTACCTTAGCGATACTGCCATATCTTCCAGGCATTGATAGTGCACGAACAATATAATCTTGTTTAGTTACTGCTCTATTTTGAGAACCAAATGTTGCTAATGCATTTTGTCTAATCTCCTCAATACTTTCTGCACCTCTACCACCCACTGCGGATTCTAGGTTCTCAACGGCAATTGATTCTTTACCAGCTCGATATGTTTGTAATAAATCGGTTTCTAATGATAATAAATCTTCGTCATATTCTATTTTATTTATAATAGTTAACTCACCTTGATTTATATTTGCATCTATTCCACCACCTGTCAAATATGTTATAGTTAGTGTTCTATTTATGGGAGATATTCCAAACGTATTTGTTTTTAAAAAATTTGATGGGTCTATTCCCTGATTTAATCTACTAACGGAGTTAGCTAAACCCAATCCTACATTTTTTGTATTAGGTAATATTTGTTCATCCGGCATAGATACATCACCACTACCAAATTGTAAATCAATTGTATTATCTGAATTTATTTTAGTAGAAAATCTTCTTGGTACTTTTTGTACTTCTAAAACATATGGAACAATACTTGATGATGTATATAATTCCGAATTAGCCTGTGTGTTTGGTTTTTCAACAAATATACTTTCTTGTGCTAAATACGGAACCTCATAATATTTGTTTCCTAAATCATCTACTACCGATGTTATTTCTATAATATTTAAATCATCTATTGTTATAGTAGGGTACTCATTATCCGTAACAGGCCCGATTGTTTTAGAAATTTTAGTAGCCGATATTGCTTTTACCTTCTTTGTTATTAAATATAAATTTGGTTCTCCGGTGTTAGTATCTCTTTCATAAACGTCTATTTCTCTATCAACTTCGTTTGCAAAATCAACACCATCTGTTGTTCTAAAAATAACACCATTTTTTCCTGAAATCTCCATCCCCTCTTTTATTTTTAAATACATTCGGGAATCTGGTCGGTTGTTGGTGCCATTACCAGTAGATGGAACTAGTTGGTAAACCGTCATAGTTGTTACCGCCGGTGCAGTTACTTTTGGTTTATATCCAAAAGATTGTGCAATTGACATTACATTTTTTCTTTCGGTTGCATGGTATAATAAAGATTCTTTTAATTGTGTATCTTGATAAAATGATAAAACATCACCTATATATGATGCCATTTCAACAAATACCATACCAGGTGAAGATTCATTAAAGTCGGAATATGTGTTTGGAAAATATGTCTTAGTAAAATCTATAAGGTTTTGCTTTAATGTAGCAAAATCTTTACCAACATAATTGATATCTTTTTTATTATTTTTCCAACTCTTATCTAAGGGTTTCAGTGCCATCTATTTATTGTTTAATTTCTATACTTAATGAATCTTTCATATTTGGATTTGATATTAATGAAAATGTTAAATCCAAAGATATCACATGCTTATCAATTGATGCGTCATCGTAATCAAATATTATTTCGTCTATATTTAAATATGGTAACCATCTTTTTACTGCTTCATTTATTGTAAATTCTATTTTAGAATCAATATCATCCCTTATTATTGGTTCAAATATTAATTTCCAAATATCACATCCAAAATCAGGTTGCATTACTCTCTCACCCTTTCTTGTCATAATTAGGTTAATTAAATTACTTTTAGCCTGTGATAGTGTAGAGTAGTTAGTAGAAAAAATACCATTTCTATCCGAACTTGTATTTACTCCAATTCCTAATACTTTATAATTATTTTCGGCTAAATCTGTTACATTAACTGTCTATAATCTCTCGTCAATGCTTTTATCGTAGCATCTTGTAATCCATCACCAGTTGATTCAAAATTTGGAACATTGGATGGTACGTTTACTTCTCTAAAATCCATAGTTTCCCATTCACTTTCATCAACTCTTAACTCCGGTTTAATCATATCCAATACACTTCCAACTGCCTGTGCACCTTCTTTACGTTGCTCAGATGAAAATGGTTGAGTCATATTAAGAATCTCATTTATCATTGGGTCTTTTGAAAATTCCCTTTGTGGTTTTTGTGGTTGTTGAGTTGGTTGTTGCCTTCTTACATTTGAAGGTGCAACTTCTGTCATCTCTCTCAATGAAGGAGTAGATGTTTTCTTTTGTGAGTTTAATGTAACTGCACCAGACTTAATCAATTTTGCCAATTCTTCTTTAACTTGTTGTTTGACTTCGTTTTTTACAACTTCTTTGATTAATCCGACTAATAATTTCGAATCCATAATAATTGTTTTTAATAAATATTGAAAGTTTTAATTTACCCCAATGTGATAGTTTGTGTTGATGTGAATTTACTCAATGTTGGATTTAATGCCATACCGGCGGCCGCCATAGATTGTTTGTCATTTTCCTGCAAAGCCTGTGCAGCTGCTTTAACTTTTGCATCCGCAGTTGTATTTATCGCCGATGTTAAAGCTTCGTTTACTGAATTTGTTTCCGCTAGTGTTATTCCGATATCCGCCGCTTTACCAGCCGCAGCCATTGCAATTTCAACATTACTAATTCCTTTAAGGGTAGCCGTTGGATTTGATACTGGTGGAACAAAATAACCAACCCAAGGTAAAAATCCAGGTGCAGGTGGTGCTGGTGGTGGGTATTGGCATGTACATTGAAAAAATCCACCAACCGTCAACATATGTACCATTGCAGATGTTATAAAACTTAATAAAAATGGAGAATATGATGAATTTGGTAAAACCGATATAGGAACCCAAACACCTGGGGATAAATTAATTGCAACATTGGTTGTTATATTTTTTAAAGTACCGAAACATGGTATACTTGGAACCGTTGGCCCATCTTCTAATTTCGCGCCTGTCCAATAAAGTTGTATTGCAGGCCCTATATCTCTCAATAAATCACCGGTAGTTGATGCATTAGTTGCGGTCAATATTGTTGTTAATAATGTTGTTGCAGCTATTTTATTTCCACTTTTTACTTTAACACCACCCAAAATTGTTTTACCACCATTTCTTATAACATTATCATATTCCTCTATCAACGATTTTGAAAAGAATGCTAAGTTTGCTATATTAGCGGCCTTTGCTACAAACTCACCCTCAGCTTCGGTACCCACTTTGGATGTCGCAGCTTTTAAACCAAGCCCTCCTAAAAGAACTAGTTTATTCTCAGCCATATCGATGGTCATATTAATAAGAAAATCAGACCAACTTTTTGCAGGTGCTCTTCCTTTTCTTAAATTTGAAAGAACATTTTTGCTAAGATTTATTCCCATTAGTTTTTACTTAAATAATTTTTAGCAGATAATAAAGTATTTAATTTACTTTTTATAGAATCGAATGTAGATATATTCAACGGCCCTAAACCTGATGTACCCGATGGTGTTAAATATGATTGTTGTTTTATAGCGTCTATTAAGTCACCCATAAGTTTTACCAACTCACCACCTAATACCATTTTTTGTACGTCTGCACCAGCATCTCCTGCTCCTGTATTTTTTCCCAAATAAACATTACCATTTTCTGAGTTTAAAAATATTTGATTTGCACCTGCTGAATGTATTGTTACTTTATTATTAGAATGTAGATATATTTCGTTTTCTGCATCAATTGAATATTGTCCATCGGTAATAACACCGGTATTTCCTTTACCATAAATAATAAACTCACTAGCTTTAGCCGAAAGTATTATTCTATCGGAATTTATAAATAATTGGTCTCCTTTTAATTTATCAGATGTTGGATAATTTTTAAATCCAATTTTTGTTTTTTTAATAGTTTCTTTAAATGGAATTTTTACCTTACCTGATGTTAGATATATTGATGTTCCGTCTTTATTTATATCCTCTTCTACCAATTCACCAATGGGTTTTGAATCAAATTCTGGGTTTTGTTTATTGCGAATGAATATTGCAGGTGATGATGTCTTATCATCTTCCGTTAAAAAAAATTCTGAGAATCTAATAGTATTACCAACTCTACCACTCAATATACTATCACCTTCTTTTGGTTTTAAGAATTTAATAGTTTCTACCTTATTATATTTTGATTGTTTTGATTTCGATTCAGAAGGTTTTTTATTTGGTATTCCTGTTTCTTTGGTTTGATTGTAATCTTTTGAAGAACCACCTTTACCTTCTTCGTTTAATTCTTTTTGAGAAGTAGCTTTTGATGTTTTATAATCTTCTCTATAATTTGGATATTGTGTAATTGTATATGGTAAATAAAAATGTTCTTTATCGTTTATTTCTAATATTATTACACTCTCTCCTGATATTGGGAATGTAAAATTATTTTTATCAAATGGATATGCATATGCATATTCTTTAATTGTATCTTCTGCTAAAAAAGTTATTGCACCATAAAATCTTGCATCTTTATCTGCAAATTTTTTATTATCATTATATATTAATACTTTATCATCTTCTTTTTCAAGTTTTAAAAAATCATCGTCTGTTTTTAATACTTTATCAACCGAAGCTAAAAAAGCCTTAACAGGTTTTGATTTTTTTCTTTCCGGCTCATTAACTTCATCTTTTATAGTATTAGTTGGATTATATGCCATTATAATTTGGTTTTAATTTCTTCAATTTCAATTTCTAAATCAACCATTTTTTCTTTAGCCTTTTCCTCTACTGCGTTTATAGTATCTTCCATGTCCGCAAGTAATTGTTCCTTCTCATGTTCACTTAACCAACCATCTTCACCTATACCCTTTGCTTCCGCTGCTGCAAGTCTTTGTGCAATTGTTGCAAGTTTAATTAAGTGGTCATCATTTTTAACCGATACTTCAATTAAATCTTTTATGATAGGAGCAATAACAGTTGCCTCACCTACATTACGAATTAACTTTCTTAATGATTCAATTAATTCAGAAATGTTTTTCTTTTTGTTTTGTTGATTTTCGTATATATCTTTAAATAATGATGATAAGTTTTTACCATCAAATAATTGAAATTCGTTTGCCATTTTATATGTTTATGTACTAATAATTATTTACTTATTAAAAACTTACCTAAAACTAAGTAATCCATATCACAATTAT